ATCAGATTGGATACTGTGAATGTGGGGCATATAAACATAAAGTAATTATACCATCGTATGATGATAGTGGAAGGCTAAATTACTTTGTGGGTAGAAGTTTCTACACAAGTGGGTTTAAGCACAAGAATCCAAGTGTATCTAAGAATGTGGTTGGGTTCGAAATGCTTATTAATTGGGATTTGCCGATAGTGATTTGTGAAGGGGCTTTTGATGCAATAGCAATAAGGTCAAACGCAATTCCACTATTCGGTAAATTTCCTCAATCTGAGATTAAGAAACGGATACTTAAAGAAGGTGTTACAAAAGTTTATCTTGCACTGGATTCCGATGCACTGAGTAATTCATTACAGTTCTCTGAAGAACTTATGAATCAAGGTGTATCGGTTTATCTAATAGAACTAAAGGATACAGACCCATCAGACTTAGGGTTTGGTAAATTTTATAAATTAATGGAACGTACTCAACAACTAACCTTTAGAAAATTAATGGAGTACAAGTTATTAGGTGTATGATAAAATATAAAATCATTCCTTGTAATGGCAATATCAAAAAAATATATCACATTGCAGATGTCCACATTAGAAACCTAAAAAGACATAAGGAATACAAAGAAGTATTTGATAGAATGTATCAATATATTAACGATACAAGAACATCAAATTCAGTCATAGTTTTAGCAGGTGACATTGTTCATGCTAAGACAGATATGACACCAGAGGTTGTAGAGATGACACAAACATTTCTAAAAAACCTATCTGATATGTTACCTACCATTTTAATACCAGGTAATCACGATGCCAACTTAAATAACCCATCACGATTGGATGCACTGTCACCAATTGTAAACGCATTAAACCATCGTAATTTACATTATCTAAAAGATAGTGGGGTTTGGGATATGGGTGGTATTTCATTCGTTCATTCATCAGTATTTGACGAGTGTAAAGAAATCATATCAGCAGACGAAGTAGATGGTAATTATAAAATTGGATTATTCCACGGCCCAGTTGATAGAGTTAAAACAGAATATGGATTTGCAATTAGCAACAAAAGTGTTAATGTAGAATCATTTGATGGTTACGATTTGGTTTTACTTGGAGATATACACGTTCCAAATCAATCTTTAAATGACGATGGTACTATAAAGTATTGTGGCTCTACGATTATGCAGAATCATTCTGAAGCTAAATGCCCAGAACATGGGTTATTGGTATGGGATGTAGATACTAAAGAATCGGAGTTTGTACCAATACATAACGATTATGGTTATGTTACTATTGATATAGACGATGGAAAAATAGTTGGTAATCCTAATATACCAAATAAACCACGTATGCGTGTAAGGGTGAAAAATACACCACAATCTAAACTTAAAAAGATATTATCAACAATAAGGTTAGGTAGGAAGGTGCAAGAGGTTGCAATACAGAAAATAATAACTGACACTAAAGAATTTACTGACAATTCAAATATAATTCTACAGAATGTAAGGGATGTTGGATTTCAAAATAAATTAATAGAAACATTCTTGTCAGATACCTACATAATTGATGACTCTGAATTACAAATCGTAACAGAGATAAATAATGACATCAATAATAAGCTCACTAACAATAAGGGTCTTAAAAATGTAATATGGAAACCAAAACAATTTGAGTTTTCTAATATGTTTTCATATGGTGACAATAATATTATTGATTTTACTAATATGAAAGGTGCATATGGGGTTTTTGCTCCAAATGCAAGTGGTAAGTCATCTTTATTAGATGCCCTATCATTTTGTTTGTTTGATAAATGTTCAAGGACATCTAAAGCAATTGATGTATTAAATCACTCTAAAAATAAATTCAATTGTAAATTTAATTTTGAGATAAATGGTGTAGATTATTTTATTGAACGAGTTGGTACAAAATCACCAAAACGAGGTACTGTGAAAGTTAATGTTGAGTTTTATTGTATAGTTGATAACGTAATACATTCATTAAATGGTGAAGAACGTAGAGACACCAATTCAATAATAAGACAGTATGTTGGTTCGTATGATGATTTCACATTAACTGCAATGTCAGTTCAAGGAAACAATAGTGGGTTCATCCAAAAATCACAAAGAGAACGTAAAGAACTATTGGCTCAGTTTTTAGATATGGATGTGTTTGAACAACTGTATCAAATAGCAAATGAGGAAATACGAGAACTATCAGCACTATTAAAAGACTATAAAAAACAAAACTTTACAGAAAAACTATCTGATGCACGAGATGGTCTACGAGAGAGTACAGTAAGCTTAAAACTTATAAAAACTTCATTGGATAAATACAAAACTAAAAAACTAAATATACAATCCAAAATAGAAGATTTAGTTGGTGAATTAAAACTAGCAGATAACACAATATCAGATGTAAATTCTTTAATAAAGTCCAAATCTAATATAGAAAGTAAATTAAATAAAAAACAAATAGAATGTAAATCATATCAACAAAAACTAAAAACGTTATCAGATAAAGTTTCTAAACTTCGCCAAGAATACAATACATATGACTTGGATGATATAAAACAAAAAAAGATAATATATGATACTAAATCTGAAACATTAAATACTATTAAAGATAGTATCAAAGAACTTGATACGGATATCCAACACAAACAACATCACTTGGATGGTATTGGCTCGTTGTCGTTTGATGATGACTGTAAACATTGTGTATCAAATAAAAATACACCATTTGCTAAACAATCAAAAACATTATCAAATGATATTGACTATCTAAAAAGTAAAAAAAATATATTGAGTGATGAAAGTGATATGTTAAAAAGTATATTGTTAAAATATAATGTTAATACTATTATTGATGAGATTGATTCCATAAAACACCAAATAAACACATATGGTACAGAAATAGATAAGATAACTCTAATATCTAAATCTTGTAGGTTGGAACTTAATAATTTAAGTGATAGATTGGGTGTCATTAATAATGATATTAAAAAATCAATTAAACAAGAAAAATCAGTAGAACATAATATAAAGATACAAGCTGAAATAGATACATTTAAATTAAATCTAAATAAAGTTGAAACTTCAATATCAAATACAAATGATAAATTAATTGATGTAAATGGTGATATTAGAATTTATGAAAATATAATAAATACCGTTAATGACTCAATAGATAAGTTGGAAGCAATGGAGAAGAAGTATGTTGGGTATGAACACTATTTAAAATGTGTAAAGCGTGATGGAATACCATATAAACTAATATCTGATGTATTACCAAAATTAGAAATAGAAGTTAATAACATATTATCACCAATAGTTGATTTTGAGATATTGTTTAATACAGATAGCAAAAACATAAACTCATATATTGCATATGGAGATGAACAATTCTGGCCATTAGAATTAACAAGTGGTATGGAGAAGTTTATATCATCGGTAGCTATAAGAACTGCATTAATAAACATATCTAATTTACCACGACCTAACTTCATGGCTATTGATGAGGGATTTGGTTCTTTGGATAACGATAACTTTAACTCTTTATATTTATTATTTGATTACCTTAAAAACCAGTTTGACTATATACTTACAATATCTCACATAGATAAAACAAGGGATATGGTTGACCAGATTATAGATATAAATAAAGTGGGTGGATTTTCTACCATACGATATTTATAGTTAAAGAACTAATTCCCGGAGCTTAAATGTCATTGACTTTTAAAAAACAATATAGTAATAATTTACAAAACATATCCGTTTTAGTAGAGGATATGACTCCAACATCCCCAGATTATTTCAGGGTTTCGAATGTTCCTACCATTTTACAACAAGGTAAGAACTATATGAGTATAGAACTACATCCAACAAACTTAGTTGTGGGGTCTGAAGTAAAAGTTGATGTTAGGGATGCTAAAGGGGAGAAAATTTACCACGAAATACCCGATTATTTAGGAACTACGAATGAAAGATTTATAACATTTTGGATATATCATGACAAGGGCGATGACAACCCAACAAACGGTATGGGTACTATAACATTAGTAGGTGAAGCAACGGTTGATGGTAATGGTAATCCACTACCAAAAAACGCTTCCAATAGATTAGTTAGATGGGCTAAATCTGTAATGGTAGATAGAGATGCACCAAATACATCACAAATAATATTTAATTCTACAGAAGTACCAACAATTGTAGTATCAGAGAGTATTGAAATTTACAAAGATATTCCACAAGGTAATGGTTTACCAACAAAAACAACAACTACTGGAACAGATGCTAAATATATATTTAAAGGAAGTACCCCAGTAGTTCAAACATCTACAAGCACTCCATTTAACCAAGAGATGGTAGGTGGTACTGTCTTCTTGCATTCATTCACAAACCCAGCAACACCTACTACGAGTATAAGTAATCCAACAAATATTACATCTTATACAAGTTCGATAGTAGAGGTGATAGACACTCAAACAGCCAAATTACAATCGCCATTTACAACAACGTTTGATAATAGAACTAAATTAATACATACTTTTAGTGATATTGCAATTGCATCTTACAAGATAGAACACTTCTCAACCGGGTCATATACAACGAGTGATAGTAAACGGGCATTTGCAAATATAACAATAAGTGGGTCTGACCCAATCGTAGGCGTTGTTGCTAAAGCACAAGTATCATTAAAGTCAGTTGGGTCACCATCAGATGAGTATGAGGTATTAAATACAGTATCAGTACCATATAGTTCATCGTATGAATTAAAATTACCAATTCCAACAGAACATTTAGGTGATGTTCAAAATATAAAAGTACAATACTTAAATTCCATTGGTAATATATCACCAACAGAAACAATTTCAGATGATATAGCATTTACAGGTAATAAAGATAGAGTTGAGGGTACACTCGGTGGATTTGCTATAACAGCGACTGCTATAAGTTCATCCTTCAATTTATCTGATGGTACACCTGCATTAGACCTTGGAATATCAGGCTCCATTAGTGGGTCGGCTATGTTAATACGACAAACATATGAAGGTAACACATATGCATTTTTAGATACAACAAACGGTGTAGTAGATGCAAAAAACATTGGTAGACAGCTAGTTTCGGATTCAACAGAATATGCCTCGGGACTAAATGAAGATGATAATGCAAATTTTAATGTGAAGACATACTACCCAGTAACGTTCTTAAACGAAGAGACTCATATTGGTATATCTTTTCAAGCAAAAGCTGCCTTCCCCAATGATTCTGCTGGTACTGGTACAATTAGATTTTCAATCGCTACACCAGTTGGTTCTTCATCGTTCGGAAGTACAACTGTTGATTATTATGATTCTTGGAACAGTAACGCTACAGATATAGATTATGCACTAGGTGTTAAGTCAAGTGAGACATACAAGAGCATATCAATGGGTACGTCTGGTTCATCATTAGTTGAAATACCAGACTCTGCAAAGGGTAAGTTTTGTAAAATAATATTATCAATAAATAATAACTGGACCGGGGGTAGCTTAGTTCAAGGTCAGACAAAAGCTAAAAATATTTCAATATATGCATGTAGACATTTTGCAGGTGCAGCAATGTCAGATATTATATCTGGTAGTGTAGTTCCAGATTCAATTGATGATACTCGGGCCGATTATAGTGGTTAATAAAACAAAAAACATAGGATACTTATTATTATGGGTAATATAATTAAAGAATGGGTTAGTAAAATACTAACTGAAGGGATAGAAAAAACTGTTGTAGTCTATAGTGGTAGATTCCAACCATTTCACTCTGGGCATTATGCAACTTATAAACATTTAGTTGGTAAGTTTGGTAAGGATAGTGTATATATTGGAACATCAAATAAAACTGATAGTTTAAAATCACCATTTAAATTTGTAGAGAAAAAAGAGATTATGGTTAAGATGTTTGGTATTCCATCATCAAAAATAGTTCAAGTTAAAAATCCATATGCACCAAAAGAAATTATCGGAAAATTTGATGAAAAAACTACTGCATTCATAGCAGTAGTTGGTGAAAAGGATAGATATAGACTAAAAGGTAAGTACTTTGACACATACCATCCCGATAAAGTCAAACAAGGATATAAAGATAAAGGGTATGTGTATACAGCACCAGGACAACCTAATCCAGTTAGTGGAACGGAAGTTCGTAGAGAATTGAGTAGAGGTTCAGATAGTAAACGTAAGGCGTACTTTAAAAAAACATATGGTCAATTTAACGCGCCCTTATTTAACAAGATTACAAATAAGTTAGTTAGAGTAGAATCCGTTATGGAACGATTCTTACAATCATTCGATATTACATCTGCAATACGTGAGGCAAGTACATATGGTGCAGATATGGGAGAACCTGAAACATCTTATTTAGATGCCGATGAGCTTAGAAAGTTAAATTCCGTAAAACCAGAACCTTGGTTTGATAGAGGTGGATATACACAAATGGAATTTCCAAAAGCAGATAGTATATACTCTGCAGATTCAGAAGGTACAAGTGATGAAGCTTCGTTTACCGTAGTTAAAAAAGTAAAACCAAATAAAGCACTAAAAGAACCCAAAGAAACAAAGGATTACAGAACAATAGAAGTTGATGATGAGATATATGATGTAAATGATAATATATTACAGACTAAACTAAAAGAAGGAACATCTAACACAACATCTAATAATACTATGATTGATGATGGCCCAGGATTTCTATATGGTAATTTCAAAACATACAAATCTGTAAGTGATGAAGTTGCATCAAGATTAGGGTTTGAGGTTATAGATTATATTATGGATGAAGATTCTATGGAATCATTTGATACGGAATATCCAAAAGGTGCAGGGAGACACCCAGTATCATTCTTTCCATCTGGTATTGATGGTGAGGGTTCTGCAAGATACGGTGCTATCAAAGGTCAAGAAATGAAAGAAACTCCTGCATTTAAAAAATGGGCAAAACATATTACTAAAGTGGCAACCAGTGTTGGATACAAACTAATTGATTTTTTGGATGCAGAAGAATCTACTGAAAAATCCACAATATCAGAAGGGGTATCTCTTAAAGAACTTGGTATAAGTAATTTTAAAAGTTTGTTTAAAAAAATGCCATCTGACTTACAACGAAGAGTGTATAATCTAAAAAAAACTAAACAGAGGACAGATAAACACCCAGAGGGGAATGTTCTTAAACATACTATTGTGGTTGTAAATCGTTCTATAAAAGATGATGATATTGATATTGCAATAGCTGCAATGTTTCATGATATTGGAAAAGATGAAACTGCAGGTATACATCCAAAGAAAGGACACATAACCCACTATGGTCATGAACGAGTTTCAGCAAGTTTAGTAAAACGATATAGAGATTGGATAGAATCAGTTGGTGGTAATACTACAAATGTATATTATATTGTAAAAAATCATATGAGATACAAACAGTTATCAAGTATGAGACCTCACAAACAAATGAAACTTAAATCGTTTAGAGCATACGATAAGTTAGGTAAGTTCTCTAAACACGATAGAGGTGGGTTAGATGAAGCAAAAGAACTTTTAAGAATACCATCTGATATCATCAACCTTCACAAATTATTCAAAAAGGCCGGAAAAAAACTATATGTTGTTGGTGGTGCTGTGAGAGATGCAATACTCGGCTCAACTCCAAAGGATTTTGATTTAGCTACTGATGCAAAACCAGATGAGGTCTTGGCCATCGCAACAAAACATGGTCTTAATACAGCTGAGGTTGGTAAATCATTTGGAGTGGTAATCGTAGGTGGCCATGAAATTGCAACGTTTAGAAAGGATATCGGTAAGGGTAGAAGACCAACCGCAGTTGATTATACAGACATTGAGGGTGATGTTAGAAGGAGAGACTTAACGGTTAACGCGTTATTCTACGATATAGATAAAAAACAGATTGTTGACTTAGTTGGTGGTATTGAAGACTTAAAAAAGAAAAAGATTAGAACGGTTGGTAAAGCTGAAGAGAGGTTTGACGAAGACCCACTTAGAAAATTAAGAGCTCTTAGATTTCAAGCAAAATTGGGTGGAACTTTTGATAAAGATTTGATAGCAGCACTTCGTAAAGACCCAACCTTAAAGGGAGTTAGTCAAAATAGAATTAGAGATGAGTTTATTAAATCGTTAAAGACTGCAAAAAACCCAAGACGATATATGCAAGAGGTTGATAAACTTGGATTTGCTAATTTAATTTTACCAAACCTTAAATTACATACACCATATATAAACGACAATGACTATATATTATTTTTAGCATCTGCCCTCAGAAAAAATTCAGGTAAGTATCTACTAAATACTCTAAGTAGTTTAAAGTATACACGAGATGAAGCAAACAGTATTGCTTACTTAGTAGAATTACAACGTTTTACTCCAGATAAAATTGTAAGTTATAAAAAATCACGAAAGACAACCAAACTTTCAGACGAACAAATAATCAAGTTTGGAAAACTTATTGGAATGGATATGAAGAAGTTTGTTAAATTCAAATTATCCGTTAGTGGTAGAGATGTACCATCTGACTTAAAAAAATCTGACATTGGTCTTTGGATTAAAAACAAAGAAAAAGAAAAATATTTAGGTGAATCATTAATCAATGAGGGTGGTGCATACGGACATATGGCACATCCCTTTGATGTTGATATGAACTTAACATTTGGTGACTTAAAACAAATAATATCTGGTGCATTGACTGGTACGTTAGAATTAACAAGAGAAAAGACAGATGGTCAAGCACTTGCTATTAGTTGGAGAGATGATAAAGGTTTGATTGCCGCAAGAAATAAATCACATTTAAAAAATAGTGGTGAGGGTGCATTAGATATAAGTGGTGTTGCATCGAAATTTGGTGGTAGAGGTGGATTGACAGATGCATACAATTTTGCAATGACTGATTTAACATCTGCCATCAAATCCTTATCAAAAGCTCAAAGAGACAAGGTATTCCAACAAGGTTCGTCTTTTATGAACTTAGAGGTTATATATCCATCATCAGTAAATGTTATTCCATATGGACAACCATTATTAGTATTTCATGGTACAATGCAGTATGATGTTGATGGTAAAGCAATTGGGGAAACCCAAGGCGCTGCAAGAATTCTTGCTGGTATGATTAAACAAATTAACCAAAATGTACAGAGTAATTATACTATACAAGGCCCACCCGTAGTACAGTTACCAAAATCAAAAGAACTATCAAGTTTACAATCAAAGTTCTCATCAAAGGTAAATAAACTACAAAGTGAGTATGGGTTGAGTGATACGGATGGGGTTGCCAATTATCACCAAGCTTGGTGGGAAAGTTGGGTTGATAAAAACTCACCATCTACATTAGATAACAAAACTAAAATGGGATTGGTAAAGAGATGGGCATTTATGGATAAATCATTTAGATTGGATAAAAAGAATATAAGTGATGTAACTGTATTAGATTGGGCAAAGAAAACCGATAAACAAGACCAAAAGAAACTATCTAAAGATAACCTAAGAAAGTTTGAAGATATATTCTTAGGAGTGGGTGCTGAAGTTCTATCATTTATGAGTTCAGTTCTTACAGTAAATCCAGACAGTGCACTTAGGGATATGAAAAAGAGATTGGATACAACTGTAAAAGATGTTAAAAAAAGTGGTGATGTTAAGAAAATCCAAAAACTAAAAATGGAATTGGAGAGATTGGCATCGGCAGGTGGTAAACAAAAGATAGTTCCAAACGAGGGTATTGTATTCGTTTATAAAGGAAACACCTACAAACTAACAGGCACATTCGCACCGTTAAATCAAATATTAGGTTTAATGTATTTTTAAAGATATTTATATATAAATAGGAAAAGATAATGAGTATAGAAAAAAACAGAGACCTAATGATTGAGCAAATCAAAAGATTAAAAGGTCAGTTAAATGAAGCGTCAAGTGGGGATGTTACATATGATACTGCAGAAGTAGTATTAATGGATGTTTGGGATGATGTACTTGAAAAAGCACATAAACTTGCAGTAAAAAAAATGGTGCCTGTATTAAAGAAATTAATCAAAGGAAAGCGGATAGAAATAAATTACAAGGGGTCTCGTAAATATACATCATCTCCCGTTAAAGAAATAAAACATTTGTCATACAAACGTGGTAATGACGAGTGGATAATTGTTGTATATGTTGAATTGATGGATGGTTCACAAGAAGTTGCAGAATATAATATAGGTGGGATGTTTCCAACCTAACAATCAATTAAAAAAATAAAAAACAAAGTTATGAGTAAATTAAAAAATATCAAAGCAATTAAACAGATGTTAGAAGGGAAACATAAAACCCAAACTAAAAATACTGTTTCATTTGATAAAAAACAAGTTGTAAAACGAGAAGTTGGTGATAAATGGACTGACGATAAAGGCCAGGAGTGGGAACAGAAAAAAGGCTATAAAGTAAAAGCTGGTAAGTTCCACAAATTAAGAAAAGAGTTAAAGAAGTTTCCTAACTGTAAAGAAGGGTGTGACTCATACTTAGACCCAGGACATGCTGACCTCAAGATGAAGGCATATCATGGTATGTGTTTAGATTGTGTTGTTGATATGGAACACAAACTAAAGTTGGAAGGTAAGTACGAAGAGTATGAAAAGAAAAAGATGTTAGAGAATGCAAAAGCATGGCTACGAAAAGCAGAGTTTGAAAAGGATATACTAAAACACAGTGTAAAAGCTCAGTTCATAAACGAAGATGGCTCTATTGAAAAGTGGGGTGGGTTAGATGAAGAAGAAGTAATTGAACGAATTGAGAAAGGATTTGAAAAATTCAAAAAAGATTTTATAGAAAGTTTAGAAAACGATTTAGATAATAAAGATATACAGGAAGAAGAATGAAACTCAAAAAACTATTAACAGAAATATTAAACGAAGCTAACGATACATATTTCAAATCGGCAACCGAAGCCGTAACCTATGCAAGAGAAATGGCTGAAAAGAAGGGATATGAAATTGATGAACAAGATTGGTTTTCACAAGTAGCAATGGGTGGTAAATATAGTAGGTTCAGACCAAGTACGGGTAAAACTACAAAAGCAATAGTTGGATTACTTAAAAATGGTAAACCACAACGAAAATCATTAAGTATTTCATTATATGGAATGCCAAGTGGTAAAACATATGAATTAACCTATTATATTAATTAATATTTTCATTAAATAAATTTTAATATTTATTATATACAACAAACAAATAATATGTGAAGAATTATAATCTAAATATAAAAGATATAACAATATTAGTATTAGTTATAATCATAATATTTCTACGAAGTTGCAGTGGTGATGGTGAAATAACAGAACCCATCGTTATAACGAAAACAGAAATAAAATATGATACGATTACAAATGAAATAACTAACTATGTTCCCAAACTGGTTACAAGGATTTTAAGAAAAACAGATACGGTTAATAAAATTAACATAGTTAAAGAAACTGATACTATAACATTACAACAACCAGTTGATACTGCAGCAATATTAGAAGATTACTTTTCATCATACGTGTATTCAGATATACAAAACTTTGATTCAATAAAATTTGAAATAACTGATACCATATCACAAAATAAAATAGTATCACGTAGTATTGAATATACGCTTCTATACCCGACCATTACAATAACAAATACACATTATATCAATAGACGAGAGTTTTACCTTGGTGTTGGGTTCGCAGGTAGTACTCAGCGATTAAGTTTCGCAGGATTACAATTTAACTATAAAGACAAGAAACGGAATTTGTTTGGAATTGGATTTGGTATAGATAGTGATATACAACCAGTTCTATCTGCACAGTTTCTTTGGAGACTTGGTAAATAATATGAGTAAATCCATAAAAGAACTTATAAGAGAAGAGTACATCAAATGTGCTAAAGACCCAGTTTATTTCTTTAGGAAGTATTGTTATATCCANCACCCAAAACGTGGTAAAATACTTTTTGATTTATACCAATTCCAAGAACGNGTAATGGATGAATTAAACGACCATCGTTTTAATGTAATACTCAAATCAAGACAATTAGGTATATCAACTCTATCNGCNGGNTATTCACTATGGATGATGTTGTTTCAAGAAGATAAAAATGTATTGGTAATAGCTACCAAACAAGAGGTGGCTAAGAACATAGTTACCAAAGTAAGATACATGCATGAAAACTTACCATCTTGGTTAAGGGGTGATACGGTAGAGGATAACAAATTATCATTACGATTAGGTAACGGGTCACAAATAAAAGCAACATCAGCAAGTGGAGACGCAGGTCGTTCTGAAGCATTGTCAATGTTGATTATAGATGAAGCCGCATTCATAAAAGGTATAGACTCTATATGGGCATCGGCTCAATCAACTCTATCAACTGGTGGTAAAGCAATCGTATTATCAACTCCAAATGGTGTTGGTAATTTCTTTCATAAGACTTGGTTAAAAGCTGAAGAGGGTGACCAATGGAATCAAATACTATTACATTGGACTGTACACCCAGAACGAAATAAAAAGTGGAGAAGGGAACAAACTGAACTATTAGGTGAGAAGATGGCAGCCCAAGAATGTGATTGTGATTTCATATCATCTGGTTATACAGTAGTGGATGGTCAGTTATTGCAATGGTATGAAGAAACCCACGTTCAAGAACCCGTAGAAAAAAGAGGGTTTGATGGTAACTATTGGATATGGTCACAACCAGATTACTCAAAGAACTACATAGTAGTTGCTGATGTAGCCAGAGGGGATGGTGCAGACTACTCGGCATTTCACGTTATAGATGTTGAATCGGTTGAGCAAGTTGCAGAGTACAAAGGGAAGATAGAAACCAAACATTTTGGTAATATGTTGGTTAGTGTAGCTACAGAATGGAATGATGCTCTATTAGTGATTGAGAATGCAAATATCGGTTGGGCAGTAATCCAAGAAGCAATTGATAGAAACTACATAAATCTATACTATTCATACAAAGAGTTTGGGTATGTAGATGAAAATATACACTTACAGAAAGCATATGATTTAAAAGATAAATCACAAATGGTTCCGGGTTTTTCTATGACAAGTAGGACAAGACCATTGGTTATATCTAAATTAGATACTTATATGAGAGAAAGAGTTCCAATCATACGGTCTAAACGACTAATTGACGAACTCTTTGTGTTTATATGGAATGGTAGTAGGGCAGAAGCACAGAAGGGATATAACGATGATTTGGTAATATCATTTTCAACATCATTATGGGTACGTGATACCGCATTGAAATTAAGACAACAAGGTATTGAACTAAATAGAAAGGCATTATCACTTACAACCAAAAATAGAGCAGTATTTAAGACTACACCAAAAAAGGCCGCAGATATGTGGAAAATGAAAACTGGTCGGGGTGATGAAGATATAAGATGGTTACTCTAAAATTTGGAAATAAAGTATTTTTTTTGTATATTTATACTTTGTAGAAGTATTATAATAAATGGCACATAATTATGGCAGATAAATCTTTATTCAGTAGATTACAAAAGTTGTTTTCAACACAAGTTGTAGTCAGACGGGTAGGTAAAAATAAAATTAAAGTTGTTGATTCATCAAGATTACAAGGAATTGGTAATAAAGACGGGTCTACTCAATACGATAGATATGGTAGATTACATGGTTCAAATTCACGTAAGAATTGGCAAAGTCAAGCAGAAAGATTTAATTACCACCAAAATAAATTAGAATTATATTCTGATTATGAAACGATGGATAAGGATTCTATCATATCATCAATATTAGATATATATTCAGATGAATGTACACTTAAAAATGATATCGGTGATGTTCTTAGAATAAATTCATCTGATGATAAACTCAAAAAGACACTCCATAATTTATTTTATGATGTATTAAATATAGAGTTTAATTTATGGTCGTGGATTCGTGGTATGTGTAAGTATGGTGATTATTATCTATACTTGGATATAGATGAAAAATTAGGTGTAGTAAATGTACAACCACTATCGGCATACGAAACTATTAGAGAAGAGGGTTATGATTTAGATAACCCTTATAGTGTTAGATTTGAAGTAGAAAATCATAATACCTTAGCCAGACACAAATCTCAAACCTTTTTAGAATCATTCCAAGTAGCACATTTCAGATTACTTACAGATACAAACTTCTTACCATATGGCCGTTCTCTATTAGAAGGGGCAAGAAAAACTTGGAAACAATTAACTTTAATGGAAGATGCGATGATGATACATCGTATTATGAGAGCACCTGAAAAAAGAATATTCAAAATTGATATTGGAAACATACCACCGGGTGAGGTTGATACTTATATGGGTAGTATCATTGACCAAATGAAAAAAGTACCATTTGTAGATGAAACTACTGGAGAATACAATCTTAAATTCAATATGCAGAATATGTTAGAAGACTACTACCTACCAGTAAGGGGTGGTCAGAGTGGTACTGAAATTGATTCTTTAAGTGGTATGGAGTTTGGTGGTATCGATGATATTGAATATCTAAAAAACAGAATGTTAGCAGCTCTGAAAGTACCTAAAGCATTTATTGGATATGAGGATGGTGTAGAGGGTAAAGCTACATTAGCACAAGAGGACATTAGATTCGCACGTTCAGTAGAACGAATCCAAAAAATAGTTCTTTCAGAATTAACCAAGATTGCAATCATACATTTATATTCACAAGGATATACAGATGACGATTTGGTAAATTTTGAATTAGAACTAACAACACCATCTATAATATACGAACAAGAAAAGGCTAACCTTTGGAGTGAGAAAGTTAGACTTGCATCAGATATTAAAGACCTTAAAATGGTTTCTCAAAAATGGATATATGAAAACATATTTAATATGTCAGAAGATGAGTGGGGTAAAGAACAGTTTGGTGTCATAAATGATTTGAAATTAGGATTTAGACACGAACAAATTCAAAACGAGGGTAATGACCCTGCAGTAACTGGTGAATCATTTGGAACACCACATGATTTAGCTACAATACAACAACAACCAGAGGGTGGTGAAAAACCACAATTTGAGAATGAAATGCCTGAGGGTGGATGGCCTAATTCTGGAAGGCCTAAAGAGGGGAATACATATGGTACTGACAAATCTCCATTTGGTAGAGACCCGTTAGGTAATAAGAGTATCAATGTTAAACCAGAATCATATAAACATTCGTATAATGCAAATTCCGTAATAAATAAAGAATCTACAGATGCAATGTTATCAAAGATGAAAATAAAAACCAAAGATATAATAACAGAATCACTTAAAACAGACAACGAAGCCGCCGAAGTAGATATGTTGAATGAGAAAAATATATTGAATTCTGATATTTAGGATATTTATATTAAATATATAGGTGAGTCTACTTAAAAATAGAAAAAAACTAATGAAAAAAATTAAACATAGTAAGTATAAAAATACTGGGATATTGTTTGAATTATTGGTTAGGCAAATTGCAACTGATACCCTAAACAATAGAGATTCTATTGCTACTCAAATCATTAAGGAGCATTTTTCCAAAAAAACTGAATTAGTAAAAGAATTAAAATTATATCAGTCTGTAATTAAAGAAACTTTTAACTCAGAATACAAAGCATCTGAATTCCTTAATATCATATTAAGAGAACGCACAAAGTTAAATGAGACCACTTTAAACAGACAAAAGTATAATTTAATAAAAGATATTAAAACTAACTATGTTTTAGAAGATTTTTTTAAGTATAGAGTCAGTAACTATAAAGAGAATGCATCTGTATATAAATTATTTGAATATTCAACCGATGACAATCCAAAACAATATGTTGAGTGTAAATCTACCTTGTTAGAACATCTAAAGACAGTTTCTAAAAATACAGATAAGGTTTCAAGTATTGTAAATGAGGAATATTCAAAACAGCCAAAAGAAGTACGGCTATTAGCATGGAAAATGTTAGTTGAAAGTTTTAACAACAAATATGGTACTTTATCAAACAAACAAAGATATATTTTAAAAGAGTATATAAATTCAGTTGACAATTCTGAAAAATTAAAAACCTTTGTAATTACAGAATCTAAGACTTTAAAAAAAGCATTAAACTCAATTAAAATTTCAGATAAAATTATAAAGATAAAAGTTAATGAGGTTATTAATTTGACTTCAAAACTACAATCTTCAAAAACAATTACAGAATCACAAATCTTATCATTACTTAGATATTATGAGTTACATGATGAATTAAAAAAAGTCTTTAAATAATATGAAAAGTTTTATAAACGAGATAGAAGATAAGTTTACCCAATTGGCAGAGGCGTATAGCTTTCTTGATGATGTAAAAGTAGGTCAAATTGTACAATCTAGCGGTGATACACATAAAGTTATTTCTGTTAGTAAAACCCAAGTTAAATTAAAAGAAATACCTGGTGGTAAAATTGACATCTGGCCAGACGATTTCGGAAAGTATGCTACTACTGATAATTTTTGGGATAATTTTGATATGAATGAAGCCAACGTAACATCTAATTTAGATGGGGGAGAAGGGCCACCACGAACTCCAAATGCATTCTCAAAGAGTAAGGATGAGGATGATTTGGATACAAAACATATTGAAGTAATGGGATATAAGAAAACTAAAAAAACAAACAAACATCACGTTGCCTTAGAAGCATTGGAACGTAAGTTGGAAAATCAAATTAACGAAATTTCATATAAAGAGTTCAAAAAAGATGAATCAAGAAAACAATACCAAAAAGTAAATGATTCTATCAAAAAAATGAATAGAATGATGTATGAAATGGAAAGAGTCGTTAATCAGAATATAAAGTTGAAAAGTGAAGCAGGAGTTAATAACGGTCAGTATTGGAAGTCTACACAAAAACGGTTAGTGAAAATTTCAGAAAGATTAAAAATTGTATCTAACAAAATAAAGGAATTGGGCGCATGAGTAGATTATTAGTAGATACTATATCCGTAAATTTCTCAAATTCAAAAATAACCGAATCATACCAAACTAAAGATGGTAGATTTATGGTAGAAGGTGTACTTCAACGTGCTGAAGCCCAAAACCAAAATGGTAGAGTTTACCCTGCTGACATCTTAAAAAGAGAAGTGAAGAAATATAAAAATAGAGAAATAAAAGAAAATCGTGCATATGGAGAACTTGACCATCCAGAATCATCAGTAGTTGAACTAAAAAATACATCTCATATAGTTAGAGATGTTTGGTGGAAAGGTAATGATGTTATGGGTAAAGTTGAAATTCTAAAAACACCGGCAGGAAATATCCTAAAAGAACTTATAAAAGCAGGATGTACAATTGGTATATCTTCAAGAGGTATGGGTTCGGTAAAAGAATCAACTGGTGGAAGTGTAACCGTAGAAGACGATTTTGATTTAATTTGTTGGGATTTCGTATCTAATCCATCTACGCATGGTGCATTTATGAAACCAGTAAATGAATCTGTTAAGAATCGAAAATCATATAAAAAAATAAATAAAATAATCAGAGACATCATTTGTGAAATAGATGGTGTATGTTCAATAAGGTAAACAACTATGAAGAAACTAAAAGACTTGTTAAAAGAATCAAACTATTTAAAGTACAAAGAGTACGCAATTCAAAAACACGAAGGTGTTAATGAAGACCAACGAACTGCATTTTTAGAAGCCGTTAAACTGTATAAAGAATTCGCCGATGTGGTGTATAAAAAAGATGGTTTAAAAGAGGTGTATGAAAACATCAGACATATAGTTGATGTTGCAGGTAAAATGACAATCGATGAAACTGAACAATGGTTTGATGGTGTGACTGTTTCTCGCCATATGAAACGAATGAATGAATCTTTCAAATTGTTTGAGAAAACCTTAAAAGAAATGTACCCACTACAACAAAGGTTAGAATCTACTTATGATGAGATTGGTGAGGTATTAGGTAAATACTATGAAATCAACGAACTTGAAGAAGGTAATGAGTTTG